CCACTGGGACTAATGCGGTGACAACCAGCACAGCAACAGTCAAAGGCGTGTTGCTGGACTTTGGCGCAGGTGTATCGATGGTTGGCGGGAATATGGTGACTGCTGGCGACAAACGCTTGGTGCTGGAAGCCGCTGCCGCACCAGACATGAACGACCGCTTCACGGCGAATGGCAAAACGTATGCGCCGGTGAGCATCGGCGAAGTGAATCCGGCGGGTGTCGCTGTTTTGTTTGATTTGCACATAAGGAGCAATTGAGATGACCTTCGCTGCCGACCTTACCGCATTCGCCAATGCTCGCAAGTTGAGCATTGATGGCGCTGTGCGCGAGGTGGTGACGGAGCTGCATGGCGAGGTTGATCGTCGCTCGCCGGTGGGCAACCGGGAATTATGGGCGAGCAACATGGACAGAGCGACACGCGGACTGCCTCCGCAGCCGGAAGGTTACGTAGGCGGACATTTCCGCATCAACAATCAATACAACTTCGGCAGCTTGCCGGACAGTGAGGTTGCAGGCGAAGACCCAAGCGGCTCAAACTCAACGGCAATTGCAAAGGCAGGCATTTATTCTTCACCGGCGGCGGGGGTGCACTATATAGCGAATCGAGTTCCTTATGCGATGGCTTTGGAAAACGGACATTCCACGCAAGCACCGCAGGGCATCTATGGTCTCGCTATGCAGACCGTGGTTGGCCAGTTACATAAGTTTGGATTTAAGGTATGAGTGTCGTTGCAATCCGCGCTGCGCTTGAGACTGCTTTGAACGGCATGAGTCCGGCGCTCGCTACAGCTTGGGAGAATGCACAGTTCATGCCTGTTGCAGGAACGCCATATCAGCAGGTTCATTTACTGTTTGCAACACCTAGCAACCGTGAGATGGGCGACCGCTACCAGGAAATTGGTTACCTGCAATGTAAGCTCATGTATCCGCTGGCGGTAGGAACCGCGACGATTGCAGCAAGAGCGATGTTGCTTCGCACGACGTTCAAGCGTGGCAACACCTTCGTCAGTGGAGGGATTACCACGACGGTGACTGAAACACCGGAGATCGTGCCGGGTAGGGTCGAGGGCGACCGATACGCGGTAAGCGTGAAGATCAAGTTTGTAGCACAGGTTAACGGATAGGAGAATCAAAATGAAAACTGTTTTCAGACAGGATGGATCAAGCGTTACGCTTTCTGATGCCGACGCTGCAAGATGGCTGAAGCAATCCCTCGCATTCCTGACGAACCCGAAAGAACCGGCGCAACCTGCCGGCAAACAAACGCTGCGCAGTAAGGTTACTGGCGCGTTCAAAACCGATCCACTTTCTACTGGAGAATAAGCCATGACCATCGCAAAAGAAATCAACAAAGTCTTAACCGTCTACAAACAAACCGGACTTGGCGTTCCTCGTTCTGGTTCTGGCGGCCAAGCATTACGCCGCGAAACGTCAAGCGGCAAGCTCGCTGTCGCCACTTATGAGAATAACGAAATCACCAGCCATAAGCAGTCCACTGGCAAGACTCACGGTGGACGCAGTTCGACATTCACGCTGAACGGATTGCTGTCTGGCAATACCTATTCAACATTGTTCGCTTCGGTTCTGCGCGGCGCGTTTGCAGCCACTACGCCAATCGCGAGCCTGTCCATCACGATTACTGTGCCGGGTGGCGTGCCTACCTTGACTGCCGCGGGGGCGACGTTTCTGACTAACGGTATCAAGATTGGCGACGTTATTCGAATCACTGCCGGCACTTATGCCAATGCGGTGAACCGCGACAACAACCTTTTGGTGTTGAGCGTATCGGAAACGGTTATTACAGGCGTGACGTTGAACGGTTCAACGATGATCGCGGAAGGCCCGATTGCAAGTTCAACTCTCACCGTCGTCGGTAAGAAGTTGGCTGCGCCAATCACCTCGCAAACCAGCGATTACTGGACTGTCGAGGAATACCACGCCGACATTACCCGTTCTGAGCTGTTCACTGATGCGGTATTCAGTTCAGCGGACGTGAGCATCCCTGCATCCGGCAACACGACGGTGGCATTCAATGCGGTGGCCTTGGATCGAACCTCCAGCGGCGCGCAGGTGCTGACTACACCGACCGCCGAGACCACCACTGATGTATTGCAGGGCATCAAGGGCGCGGTAATAGTGCAAGGTGCCGCAGTTGCGAACGTGACCGGCGCAACCATCAAGATTGATGGCACGGTGGCTCCAATGGGCAACGTGCTAGGCGCAAACGTGGCACCGGACGTGTCACGTGGGGTGTTGAAGGTCTCCGGCCAACTGACAGCGTTCTTCGAAAATGGCACGATGTCAGGATACTTTGATGCTGCGACACCGATCAGCATTGCAATTGTTGATGCTGCCGACGAAACCAACAACAGCGAATTCATCAGCTTTGTGATGAGCAAGGTCAAACTTGAGGGGGACGATAAAGATACTGCCGAAACCGGCATCGTGCGCACCTATCCGTTCACGGCTGAAATCAACGGTGACGGCGGGGCGGCATTGGAGAATGCAAAGACCATCCTCACGATTCAAGATTCGCTCGCAGCTTGAGCCTAAGAGCAACCTGCCAGCCCGTGTCTCCATTCGTGTGGAGCACGTGGCAGGTAAGGGGCAAGTAATTTAACCACACGAAAGGTTACACCATGACAAAAACATTCTCCCTCGCAGACTTGGACGCAACCAAGGCAAGCGAACAAGCATTCGAATTCGAGTACATCAACGCTGCCACCGGCGAAGGCACCGGCATATTCCTGTCCGTTCTCGGCGGCGAATCTGAAGCGGTAACTGCAGAAGTCGCAAAGTTGATTAACGAGCGCCGACGCAAGCAAGCAGCTCGCGAAGTGCAACGGAAGATCGGGGTCGGCACAAAACCGACTGAATTTGAAACGCTGGAAAGCGACGTTGCCTTCGGTCAGCGACTGGCAGCGGTGCGATTGGTCGGTTGGCGCGGCATCAGCGATCCATGGACTGCTGAAAACGCATTAAAGCTATGCACCAGCAATCGCGACATTGCATCCCAAGTTACCCAGCAATCGGACATGGTTGGAAATTTTATGAAACTCTGACCGCGCAGCTGGTTGAATACGCGCGGGCGGAGTTCGAATTAAGCGTCATTGTTGACGGGACTGCCGAGTCGCTACGCGCTCAACTAGAGAGCGTCTGGCGGCAGACAGGGAAGCAGCCGAGACAACTAGCGGAATTGCCGGAATTGCCGCCGCTGGCGAAGCATTTGTGGGTGTGGTTTGTTGATATGAATAATTCAGAGAGGGAGGTTGGTATGGACGTATCCCGCATCACCGCTTCCTCAATGATTGCATGGCAATGGGCGACCGGTAACACACTGGAATTATGGGAGCGCAAAGCCCTCCGTGCCATTGATGCTGCTTGGATCGCCATGCAAAGGAAATCCAAGTGACCGACATTGCATCCCTCTACCTAAAAGTCGATAGCACCCAAGTTGATGGGGGGGCGAAGTCGCTTGACCAACTCGCGCAGTCCGGCGGAAAGGCGGAGGCATCAACAACTGCGCTGACTTCAGCGACAAACATTCTGGCGAATGCTGCAAGGATTGCGGCAGGGGCATTTGGCGCATTCAAGCTGGTTCAGTACGCGAGGGAAGCCACCCTGCTTGCTGCGCGCTACGAGACGATGGGCATTGTAATGAAGGTGGCGGGCAATAACGCTGGATACAACTCCGCGCAGATGGACAAGTATTCCAAGGCTCTGCAAAAGAATGGCATCTCCATGCTGCAAAGCCGTGACGCACTAACCCAACTTGCAACCGCTAACATCGATCTTGCTAAAGCCTCCGAGATAGGCCGTGCGGCGCAAGACTTGGCTGTGGTAGGCAACGTTAATTCCAGCGAAGCCATGAACCGGATGATTCATGGCATCAAGTCTGGTCAGATTGAAGTGCTGCGCACGCTTGGCCTTAACGTTAGTTTCGAGGAAAGTTATAAGAATCTTGCCGCGGAGCTGCACAAGAATGTTGATGCACTAAGTGCTGAAGAGAAAGCACTTGCCAGAACCAACGCGGTGCTGTCCGAGGCGAAGAACTATGCCGGCATCTACGAAGAGTCCATGACCACGGCGGGCAAGGCTATGTCGTCGCTTATCCGCTACAGTGAAAACTTGCAGATCAAAATTGGCAACATTTTCCTTCCAGCCTTGGCGGATGCTGTATTCCAGTATACAGATGCGTTGAAGGCCGCGAATGCGGAAATGGATAAGCTCGGAAGCGCGGGCAGTATTGATCGGATTGGCGTAAGCCTTGGCGGAGCATTCAAAACCGTATATGAAACCGTTGTTGTGTTGGCAGCGAATGTCGGTTATGTATTCACGGCAATTGGCAATGAGATAGGCGGCATCGCCGCGCAGGTTGCTGCGGTGCTGCGCGGCGATTTCGCGGGCGTGTCGGTGATACATAAGGAAATGATTGCAGGCGCTGAAGCAGGGCGTAAGGCAATCGATGCCTTTTCCGAGCGCATGTTGAATCATGGGAATGTGGTGAAGACGGTCTCAAAGTACACCGAAGAAGCCGCAATAAAACGCGGGAATGCGGCACGGGCGCAAGCTGATGCCGACGACAAAGCTGCTGTCGCGGCAGATAAGGCGCAGAAGGCTTACGCTGCGCAACAGCAATCAATCAATTCCATAATCGATTCGCTCGAAAAAGAAGCTGCCACATACGGCATGACCGCAGAGCAGGTCCGCATCTACGAAGCTGCCATGAAAGGAGCGAATTTCGAGGAGATAACCCGCATCAAGGCCGCGGCGGACGCGGTTACGGCGCTCAAGGCGGAAGAGGAAGCGACGAAAGCCATCTCCAAAGCGCAAACGGAAGCAACAAAGGCTGGTTCCAGAGCGCGAGAGGAAGCTATACGAGCCGAAAAAGCTGCACAGGCGAGCTTCTGGAGCTCCATTGAACGGACGGCGCACGACACGTTTGTCAGCATCATGGACGGCGGCAAAGATGCGGCGACCCGCCTGCGCGACACGTTCAAAAACATCTTTTTTGACTGGTTGTATCAAATGACGATCAAGAAGTGGATCGTTAATGTGAGCGGCGTGGTTGGAACCAGTTCTGCCGGTGCGGCCAATGCGGGCGGCATAGGAAGCCTGTTTACTGGCGGGTCTGGTGGCATAGGGGGAATAGCCACTGGCGGATTGCTCGCGTCTGGAGCGCTTGGCACATTCGGAACGGGCATTGCATCAGCTATGGCAACCGGCGTGACCGCGGGATTCACAAACGGTATCGCGGCGATTGGTCTCGGTCAAACTGCCGCAGGCCTAGGGATGATGGTGCCGATGATTGGCGCTGCCGTTGGCGGAGCACTTGTATTGTCCAAATTATTTAAACACCGGGGCGGGCCGGGGCTGCAAAACACCGGCGGCGCAACTATGTCTTTTGATTCCGGCGGCGGCGTAACCTCCAGCACGGGAGGGGCGTTTGGGGTAACAAATGTCGCGGCGCAGAACACAATCAACGATCTACAGAATCAATATTCCTCTACCGCAGCATCACTTGGCATCACGCAAAGGGCTACAAGCTATCATTTCGGCCAGAATCAACTAACGGACGGCAGCAATAAAAAATTCCGGTTGGCAGGAGGTGGTTACGATACCGGCGAAATAGCACAAACCGAAGAGGCGCTACAGAACGCTGCATCGCGTGCCATATTCTCCGCGCTGCAAGGGTCAGAGATGCCGAGCTATCTACGCAGCTTGTTTGACTCAGTGGTGGTCGCAACCGCATCATCCGAAGACCTGTCCAGCGTGCTACAGTACGCAGCCACACTCAAACAAGTCCGTGATGCGCTGACCGAGACGCGCTCTCCGCTGGAACTGTTTCGCGCCAATGTCGCAGACGGGTTGTCCAACGTGGGAGCTACTGCCGAAACGTTCAAGCAGGACTTCATCGCGGCGATTGATGCGGGCATGGCTCCGGCACAGTTGGCGCAGTGGCAGCAACTCGGCATGGCAATAGACCAGTTGGCGCAGGTTGATGCACAGGCCGCGACCGAAGCGGCTGCTCAAGCCTCCGCACTTGCCAAGACCAATCTCGGTTACCAACAGCAAATAGATGTTTTGACTGGTGTGCAAACCCAGCGGCAGGTAGAGCTGACAAACGCTCTTGAAGGCGCAGACTCGTCGACAGCCGCGCTTATCACTCAACTGTTTGGCTTGCAGGATGCGGCCTCCGCCGCGCAAGAGGCTGCTGCTCTTGCACAAACCAATCTGGGCATCCAGCAACAGATTGATGTGCTGGA